TGATACTGAAAAGTCCTCCCAATAACCCACAAGCCAAAGCGAGTTTTTGAATTGAAATGGGTTTTCACCCGTTGGAACGGTGTGCATCGTTGCTGTTCCTTCATAGCCTAAGAATCTGGTCACTCTTCTCTCTCCTCAACTCATACTGCCCTGCGTGTCAAGTCCACCCGAGGTTATAATCTCCCTCATGCGACCTAACACTTTCTCTGCAATTACCTCAGTCGCCTTATCGTATGTAAGACCATTGAAGTTATTTGTCATGCTCACTTCGGGTGCAAAATACAATTTTTCAACACCGTTCAATCTAATTTCACGGAATAGAGCACTATCCATTCGTCCTGCTCGCCCACCAAAGAAAATCTCTTGGCGCTTGTTATCAAACTCATTCATAGCATCACCCATAGTCTCCAAAGAATCAACCACACCATCTCCCATCATAGCGATTGCTTGGTCAGTGTCCTTAGCATACATCTCCATTTCTTCGGCCAACGCATCCATGTCTTTCTGCGAATCCTCCATTTCCTTTTGAATCTTCTCTTGTTCCTTTTCAAACTCCGAAGTCCCCGCAGTGGCTTTAGCGAGCGCATACGCCGCCACACCTGCAACGGCGGCGAAACCAAGTGTAGCAATGGAAGTCGAGAATGCCGCTTTATCTGCCGCCGCCCCATAAGTCATCATAGAATAGGTCATTGGAAGCATAGCGGCTGTCATCAAAATCATGCTCGCTGTTGCCGCCGCCTCGTTATCCGTGAACATCATAGTAGCCATTGATGCGAGCATTAGGCTGTTAGTAGCAATACCACCATAGGCAATTTTCTTCTTCTGTTGTTGCACGACCATAGCCCCTCCTTGCGCTTGTTTCATGTCTGCCTTACCCTGCAACAATGACATTTTCGCATTAGCCGCTCCCGTTGCTATTGCCGTTTGGTCTAATTTGATATTGACCGCCTTTGCATCAGCAAGTGCTAATTTAATCGCCGTCTGTGTCGCCGTTGCCTCATTCATAATTGTTTCAACAAACATCTCTTGTTTCTTGTAAGTGAGACTGTTTTTCTTTATAGCAATCATTGCATTACTGAGATTTATTTTATTTCTCAGTCCAGCGATTTCTGCCGAATCTAAGGCCATAGTGGAACGCAATAGAGCCTGCTTCATATTCCACTTAGCCCTGTCTTGTGTTGTCATGGTCAGCATCTGCTTCATTTCAACATCGTTACTAATGAGCGCCGCTTGGTTTGCTTGAAGATTTCTCTCCCTTAGCAATAATTCCTTAACCAAGTGTTGAGACTTTTCTGCCCCAAGAATATATGAAGCCCTAATCTCTTTCATTTTCTTAGCAGTAAGAACTTCAGTGCCCTTAATTTCACTGACTTGAGCCTTTGCGTTCATTTGGTGGTTGTGTGCAATGAGCCTTGTTTTCTTAATCATACCTTCATTCAAAGCGTGGTCGATTTGGATTTGTTGATAGCCCATTCGTGCTCTTACTTCTTCTGCTTTGATTCCCGACATGTGCATTTTGAATGCTTCTCGTCGTTGGTGTGTGCTCATTTTTTCAGCATTGATAGCATCCATTCGAGCCTTTGTAGTGATATTCGTTCTGTTTGCTACCTGCCCCTGCACGATAGCAAAGGTCTGCATAGCGACCTTGAATACACGATACATGAAAATAGCCTGCATAAGACCCTTTGCTTGTTGGAAACCGACATTTGCCATCTCAATCCATTGTGAGCCTCTTGAGCCCATTGTTGTATCAAGAAGAATGTTCCTTGCTTTAGCAAGAGCCAATTCTGCTTTCATGGCTTGAACCTTTGATGGGATAAGGAGATTACCTGTTACTGCCGATTCTGCTTCGACCGCATTGGTATAAACCTGCAACTCGAATGCGGCTGATTTCAAAAAGGTCTGGTATTCTTTCATAGCCGAGCCTGCTGAATCGGTCATCATTGCTTGGATGTCGATTACACGATTATACCCATCCATCAATTTCAAAAATCGCACATAGTGGTGAGAACCCGCAACGGCGATAGCGATATTCTGTTTCTCGACAGCAGTGAGTTGGTCCCAACTTCTGCCCTGCTCATCTGTTTGGGTTTTCAAGTCCTCCATAATTTTGGTAAGACCTTTCACACGCCCCATTTCATCAACAACAAGAACCCCGTGTTTAGCAAGAAGGTCATTGTTATTTGACCGATTGGATGCAAGACGGGCAAGCATCATTTTGATAGCACGACCAGCCTTACCTTGTTCTTCACCCTTTTCAATCAAAGCGGCTGAAAGAGAAATCTGTTCTTCAATTGACATATTCGCCAATTTTGCAGATGCGGCGAATTGATTCATAGAGAATGTAATTGTTTGGATTGTTGCACCCGTTTTGTTTTCTGCTTCGTTGAGCATATCAACAAGTCTTACTGTGTTGCCGAGAACAACTGCCCTTTTGGATTCAGCACTTGCTGTTGAAAGAGCCATGTTTTCTGCCCCTTCATACATGAAGTTGGTCTGCATTTGAAGTTGCATCATGCTCTTCATAGCCTCGTCAGTCCCCATCATACCGACTGCACCCATAAGCATTGCACCCTGTGTTGCGGCAACCGCAGGCTCTTTTCCACCAAGCACACCTGCCTCAATCTGCATCATCTGTGCTCCAGCACCAATGGATGCTTCGGCTGTTGAACCGAATGCTAATCCAGTAGCGATAAGTTGGTCTTCGAGCCTTTTAGCACCTTCAATTCCTTCATCAAAGAACTTTTCAAAAGAGATTTTAGCCATCTCTACTTCCATAGCAGAATCAACCATAGCATCGGACCACTCAGTCCAAGCATTGAACATTTCATCAATACCTTCGGTGATACCTTCTATTGAATCGAGATAAACCGATTCCATGATGGCGGCGGCTCCTTTGCTGTCAGCAATGAGATTATCCACCTGAGCATTAGCAAGCACGGTGAAAAACACTCGTGCGCCACCCATCTTCGCCATAATCAGTCCTCCATCATTGCCCTTCGTTGCTTCCGTCTTGCCGCTACGCCTTTTGCTCGTCCTTTCAAGTTGCCGCTACCCTTTTTACCCTTACCTTGCTTAGAAACATTCTCGTTTATTTGCTCGACTATTTCACCCATAGTAGCCATGTCAATTTGAAATCTTGCATAGCCGTGCTCTGGGTCACCCCATGCTTCTGCGAACACATGGGGAGGAACGCCTTTGAACGTAGCACACATTGAAGCGAGTGCTGCGTTCATTCTCCCAAAGGGACAGCATCACCGTCGTTGTCTCCCCGTATGAACGATAACATAGGAATGATTTCTTCGGATTTAAGGAGATTTACATCGGATGGTGAACCGTCTTCCATATCCATAAGACAAAGTGGGATTAGATGCTCGATTTGGGCTGTCATGCCTCCACCGAGTTCTTCAATAATCTCCCAAAACTCGTCTTCTTGTTCAGTAGTCCAAACGGCCATATCAGTGCCGAAGTGCCGACACTTACGCATGGCGGTCGCATGAATACCTTCAATTTTCAATTTTTCTAAACCCGAGGCTTGGCGAACCCAAACCTTCGTGTCGTCTTCTAAGGGGAACAATTTTTTCTTAATCGGCATACTTCTCACTATTCTCTACTATTCTTTACTCTTCTTAGAGGACTTTTTAGGCTTCTTTGCTTTAGCCTTAGTGTCCTCTTCTGCTCGCTTTTTCAATGCCAAAAGCTCGGCTTCTTGTGCTTCGGCTTCTGCCGCAAGCAATTGCTTCAATCGTGCAGGTCGACCGCCCGATTGTTTATGGAGTTTCTTCTTCAAGTCCATTTCGGATTTACGAGATGCGCCACGGATAGAAGGGTTCTTAGCGTTGTGTTTATCGTTTCGTCCCATCTATTTCACCTCATGCGTTAAGGTCAGCGGAAAGTGTCGTTTTCCAAACAGCAGAAGACATTGCGCCTTCTCCTTCGTCAAACAAAGCATAGAACTTTAGACTCATGGTCTGTGTGTCCCGTCCACTCATCGAGGTTTCGGGTGCTTCGTATTGGACTGTGAAAAGACTGACTGTGCATTCTTCGTTTGCAGTGTCGCTACCGAATGTAAATTGAAGTGCAGGGGCGGAGGCTGTTCCATTAACCAAAAGCCCTGCAAGCAGGTCGTTGTAAATCAATTCTCCATCTGCAACATCGTCGCCGTGAATAGTGCGGTTAAACTCGATTGTCCCACTAATTTCACGCATGGTTGGTGGTGGTGCTCGTGTGCAAGTCTCGGATGCTAAGGCATAGGAATTATCAATGTCTCGTCCAAGACTGAATGACAATTCAACGGACTTCACCAATTCCGAGAAATTAGTGCTTGAAAGTGAAGAAGAGAAATTGACTTTAGCATTCTTGAAGTGGTATGCGTCGTTTGGGTGAAGGTCGCTTGCCGTTGGTGCGGCCAAAGCGAATCCCTTAGAAGCAGGTCCCGTAGTCCCCGATGCGTCTTCATTTGCACCTGTAAGTGTCGCTGAAAGCATAACATACTCGTTGATGTTTGCACTAATGCTCAATTCATCAACAACCTGTCCGAGGAAACGGTGTTCAACCTTATCCCGACCGGCACACACTGTAAAAGACTTGTATGCTGTTAGTGTTTGGGATTCTGTAAGGGTGTGCGTATATGCTGAGCCTGCACCCGATTTAGAAACATTCCCATAGACATTGTATAGGAGTTTACCGCAGAAGGTGTCGCCACTAAGTGCGGCTGTAATTTCTCCACCACTTCTGTTTGTTCCACGGACAACCTTTCGCTTTCCGTATCGTGTAACATCGACCCTATCCATCAATTCAAACTCGGGTGCAAATGATTCTTCGTCAATTTCACCATAAAGGTAAGAGCCGCCACCTGTTGCTCCGAAGTTGGTTTCTTGAATTAGTGCGAGGTATCGTGCGGCGAGGTTTGACATATTGAGTCCTCAGTGTTCAAACCATGAGCCTTAGCCTATATGAAGGCTTCACCTCATCAGCATTTTCTCACGACGCATATACTTGAATGTCATTCTATGCACGCAAACCTGCTCGTCTGCATCGAGTTTATTATCAAAATTAGCACCGTATGCAACGATACTGTCGGTTGTTGCGTCAAGTCCTGTGCTCGTATAGATTTCATCAAAGACTTCTCCAGCAATGCGAAGCCCGAAACGATATGCGTTCTCGTAATCCGTTCCTTTGGTTGTTATGAAAACCTGCACATCATACTCTTGCTCAACACTTGTGCCCGATAGTGCGGCGAAGGTTGGAGATTCAATACCTGCTATGACGATGTGGATTGTTGGTGGGGCGACACGAATAATCATGGATGAAGAAAGGTCAAACCCATACATGACTTTTGAATCGTCAAGGGATTTCAAATGAAGTCTCCTGCTGTTTCTTAGGAGGTTTCTTAGGGACATTCCAATATCATTCAAGGTCTGTTGATAGAATGCAGAGTGTGCTAATTCGTCGGGACTGAATGCTCCGTGGTGTGTTGCGTATGATGAGCCCCACTTTGTCTTTCCACTATCACTACCCCATTTGATTGTCTTAGACGAACCGCTTGCCCCCGATACAGTATAGAAAAGGTCTTCGCCCATTTCATCTTTAAGAGATTCATGCACATAGAGAACGGCATCACCTGCCGTATTCAATGTAAGGCGAAGAATAGTAATGAAAGGAGTCTCTTCAACCATAGTCAAGTCAAGGTTCGACACAAGCACTGTTGATGCTCCCACTAATTTTAGCCCTGTTGCTGTCCCATCCGATTGCACTTCAATTGATTTAGTCCCGTTATCGAGTCGCATAAGAGTCGTGCCGTCTATGGGTATGTCTGCACTATCGGGATAAAAGACACCAACAAGCAGGGTATAGTCTGTTGTAGTGGGCGATAGGGAATAATACTCCGTCCCTGTGATTTTCCAATATACTCCATCTGCCGCTCCACCTGTGCCTGACCGTGTATATTCAATGTTATGGTGCAACTGCTCGG